CTGCATGGCTGCCACCACCTTTTTCACCAGGGTATAATGCGCCATGGCCGTATCTGTTATCCGCCCCTCCGCGTGGAGGTCTTCCTGGATCACGTGGAAGTTCACCGTGTCGAGTGCCTGCTGCATGTTGCAGCCGATGTCCTCGAAAGTCTCGCCGACGAACTCAATGTACAGCGCCGGGCTTTGTATCTGTGGCGCCGCATCCGCATTCTCGTCCGGCTGGTGCAGGAACCATTCTATTTCCAAAAAATCCGGAACGGTGGTTTTCAGGTAGTTTTGTATGGCGAGAAAAATTAGGTCTATCATGGAGTTAAGTTATTGAGTTATTGAATTGTTGAGTTATTGATCATTGACATATTATCTTTCAGGCGCTCGGCTATCTTCTGCACCAGGTAATCGTGCAGGTTCTGGTTCACCTCTTCCGGGAGCGGCATAAACTGCCGCTGCGGTATCTTTATCGTCAGCTTCTCTTTCTTTGTCAAAGCTATTCCCTTGTACCTGCCTGCAACCTCGTTCTCTTCCTTATCGCCCCCGCTCTCATAATACATCGCCCATGCCCATTTCCTTAGTTTCGGCGTTACCGGCACCATCACTGTTCCGCCCTCGTTGTGCAGCTTCGCGTAGGGGACGTTGCGCCCATCCACGCCGATGGTCACGCGGCGCTGGCTCTTCTCAAACACGATAACGGCGTTCTCCAGGATTCCCTTCAGGTGCAATATCTTCCTGCTGGGGTCGGGATCGTTCTTGCGGTGCAGCCACGCCGAGAAGCCGTTGCTGCCCTGGTATCCCTGCATCCTGAAGTTCGTCTTCACCCATGCCACGGATTCTTTGGCCACGATATCCGCCAGCTCGCCGTAGGTCTTGCCAATGCTCTTGCGCAGGCCCTGGAATATATTTTTATCAAACTCTGGCATTTTATTTGTATCTTTGTTCCTGGATATTGATAGTATCTCAAGGCCTTAGCCCGGGCGTTGTGGCGTCGGTTAAAACCCGACTCGGCCACTGCGGGGTTTAAGGCCTTATTCTTACCAGATGGAGCAATGTCCCGTGTCTTACTTTATTCATGCTGTCTTTTGTTCCGTCCCATTTGTACCAGGTCTTTAGAACTACATCCGGTTCCCTGACTTCCCCGATCGCAATCATCACCATATCGTCATAGTACTTGATATAGCTCCTTTTCAAAATTGAATTCTCGTAGAACTGGTAGGCCTCGTCAGGGTTCCGCAGCACATCCTCCAGCCGGTTGGCATACTCCCATCTTTTCTCTGCCGGTTTCTTGGTTTCAAACTGCGCGAGTTCTTTTTCCCTTGCCGTGATGTCAATGCCGGTTACATCCCCGATCAGCGCTTTCGCGCCTTTTTTGCCGCGTGTGTCCATGAACTTCTTCACCCATTCCTGGTAAGCGGGGATGTCTTTCAACAATGGCGCTGCCGGTGCCAGCGTGTCGTTCTTCAATATCTTCTCCACTGGCCGCAGGTTGTAGTTGTCTTCGGCCTTCAGCTCCTGGATGGCCCGCAGCGGCTTCGCCTCGAAAAAGGCATGGTCGTCTTTCATCACAATCCTGCTCGCGCCGGGATTATTTTGAAAGAATGGTTTTACATCACTTTTCTTTGCGATATCATACGCCTTAGGTTCCGGCGTTAATACTGCATGGTCTTCTGAAGCGTCAACCCAGCACTTACATAAAAAATGCAACAAAGGGTACCAGGTCTTCCAGAACGGGTGATCCTTCGGCAGGGTCAGCTTATCGAACCGGAAGCATATCGGGCAAACGTTCTCCTCTTCGGACGTATGCCAGGTAAGGTTTGTGATCAGGTCATTGTCCTGGAAGTTTTTCCATTTCGCGGCCAGCACGCCGCTTTTCTGCACGTAGTTGTATTCCGTGCCCAGCCAGGTCTTGTTATAATTGCTGTTGATGGCCGCCACGTCCTGTTTAAAAACGTTTAAAGGCTTCAGGACGCCGTTCTCGTCGAGCAGCTTCCCACGCATGTCCTCCAGCTCGCTGAAGTTCCTGGCAGCGCTGAAAGGGAAAAGGTTCTGCTGGATGAATGCCTTGAAGCCTGAGGGGTTGCCTTCCGGCACATCATAAGAAGTTTTGAAGCCGCCGGCAAAGCGCTCGAACATCTGCTTCGCGATCTTGAGATAGACATCCGTGTTCAGCTTGCCGGTGTCGTCGCGGTTCTCATACGCGAAGGTCGCCATCTCGTCCAGGAAGTCATCGTCCCCGGACAAATTGTTGAGTTGGGGAGTTGCTGAGTTGCTGAGGGCTAACGCTCTCCGCTCCCCGCTCTGTTTACTGATGTGTCCCGTAAAGAGCTTTGAGGCTGCTACTTTTTTTTTTGACCCTTGCGGGCCGTTGTCATCTTCACTCCCGGGTTCCGGGTTTAACATTCCCGGGTCAACCGGTTTGCTTTTAAGCAGGTTCACATACCGGTAGTCGTAATCCTTCAGGTAGTCATATCCATGCTTGATGAGGTGCGGGAACAAGATGTAGTTTTTTTCATATTCCCTGCACGTCATAACCATCTTCACCACATCATCTACTGTGTCTTCATGCACATTGCCCAGGGCGTAGGATCCGCTGCCTTTGCTGCCGGTGTCCGTGCTTAATACCTGGGAAGTCATCAATTTGGAAATAGATTCATCCTTATAATTGAGGAGCTTGATATAAGTATCAACACCGGTGCCGCGGTCGCCGGTCGTAAGCAGGGTGATATCGTCTTCTTTATCCAGGATAGCATAGCCGTTCGATCCCATGTGCCTGAGAAAATGCTCTTTCTTATCCAGCTCTTTATCATCGTTGCTTGCAGATTTGAGCACGGTAAGAGGACCGCCAAACTTCTCACTATACCTGGCCGCATCGCTCAATGTCTGGTTTTTCCAGATCACTTCACGGCTGGCGCTAAGCAGGTAACCAAGAGAGTCAATCCCCCCGGTAGTCCTTCCAATCTCCACAAGCCAGTCACTGAAGGGCGCTTCCCTGTAGCTGAACCCATGCAGCTCCATGGGGTATATCAGTATCTCGCCCCATTCCGGTTTCACGTGCTCCCTGGGTACCAGGACGATCTTGGTGAACTCCTGTGCAACAATACCGCTGTCGCTCGGGCCCATCTCGTCAAACTCAATCAGGCTATGGCTCCACGCATCGCTCTCCATGCTGTACCGGTCGAAGTCCATCATCCATGGGCGCTTCAGTGGCTTCAGCAGCTTTTCAATGCCGGGGTCGTTTGCTATATCTTCCCTGTGCGGGTTTTCCCCCTTTTTTACCAGGGTGAAAGGCTGGCACAATACTTTGGACATGAGCAGCTGTCTCTGGCTGATGACTTGGGGATCCATGCTTGCTTCCCTGTAAAAAGCATACAGGCCATAGCGGTTGTACATGTACGGGTTGATGGCCATATCCACGTAGCGCCTCCATTTATCAAGCTCCATGTTCACCCTGAGGGGCTGCACCTGCTTTATCTTGTAGGTCGCCAGGGCGCCCTTGCGCTTGTCCGGTATATTCGGGTTATCGGGCGTACTCTGCACGTCGCGCTGTACAAGGCTTTTTAGCCATCGCGCGGGAGTTTGTACCACTGGTAGTAAGTTCATGCGTTACACGTAAGTTTAAAACGGTTTAAAAGCGGGTTCTGCCCCGTCCTGCATTGTCTCATTTTCAAATTGCCTTAATCGTCCCATCTCCATCGCCTGCCTTTCGTCCTGGGGTCGTCGCGGAATTTCGGTTCCGAGCCGCCCCTGAATTTTGTCTTTACCTGGCTGCCGTCCGGCCACACCTCCAGGCGTGATAGCTGCACGTTGATATCGCCGCGCTGCATGGCGTTGAGCTGCGCGATGGTGTTGTTGTAATTCAGCTTCACGCTCTCCGGCCTCAGCTTGTCGTCCACCTTCTCCCAAACAAAGTACATCACGATGGTCCGCATCCACAGGATCACGGTTGATGAGCGCTGATCTGCCGCCGCGCCGAATATTGCCGCAACATCGTACCGCTCGAAGAGCGCGTCGGTGATCATCTGCTGCGCCGTAGGCTCGAAGCTCTGTATCGCAGTCATATCCGTGCCAATAAGCTGCTGCATCCGCGGGCTGGAAACATAAGGCGTATAATCGCTGTCGAGCATGAATCGGGACATAGAAGTTATTGAGTTAGTGAGTTGTTGAGTTATTGATCATTGATTATCGTTTTGTTGACTTTGCCATCTTCCCCATCCTGGGAATGAAGCTGCTGCTTTTGGTCTGCCGGTTCAGGAGCCATACGCCGCCTTCCACCATGTCCGGGCCGTCGTCGTGACCGTTCGGGAAGCCTAAGAACTGTTCCTTCAGGGTTACAAAATCCTTGGTCTTCCGGAGGCTTTCTACGAACCGTATCCTGCCACAGGCCATTAGCGGTTCCAGGTCTTCTATACGTCCTAACTTGTCAGGCTTCTTTCGCTCGTCTTTCCGGATACGTAGCGGATATCCGCGGGTATCTTCTTCTTTATCATAATCTTCAAGGATGAGATCTTGTACAAACCCCGCCTCCATATAATGCCTGCAAATAATGGGCTTATGTGGCCGCTTCGCGTTGAAATCTTCCACCAGCTCCTGCATATCATAATGCGCCTTTACCATGTTGCTCTTTTTGTCCTGGCGGATCCACAGCAGGATGATATCAAAATATCGTCCTCGTTTGCCCAGCATCCCAATGGCTTTAAAGTCATTTTTCTTGCTGTCTTTGAACGATGGATCCACGTAAGTCAGCAGCGCGTCGTACTGGTCCCACGCCACATCAGGGGTAAACACGATATGGTCTTCCGTGAAGATATTGCCGTCTTCCACATGCATGTGAAAGAACTCCGTCATGGCATTACGGTATCCCATCTCTTCGATACGCGTGGTGATCTGCTCGTAGGTGTAGCGTTCCTTCCAGGCCGGGCGTGCATCCGGGTTTCCAGGGAGCGCCATGTTGTGGTTTTTGTCTTCTAATGCAAAAACTTTAATGTGCCGTATCCTGTCGTTCTTCCTGTCGCCCTCCTCGATATCGCCGACCATGTGCGCGGTGATCCCGTTCCGGCATTTGCGGTTGTTGGCATATACAAACCATTTGCCCTTGATCGCAAGACAGGGAATAAAGCTACCCTTGATCCAATCAATCGCCTCTTTTACAAGTGCCTGATTTTTTCCAATTTTCTTGGAATCGGCATCATCCACAACGCCATAGTTCGGGCGCTTCTCGCCTGACCTGGTACCTTCCGGTTGCTGGCCTATGCCATAAGCCCAGAAGCCCACGCCATCCTCGGCTATAATAAAATATCCCTGGAGCCATGAGCCTATCAAGTGCTTTTCCCCGAAGTCTGCCTGGAACCGTTTGTTCTCAAGGAACTGCGCTTCAATGTCTTTAAGTAAAATGCGCGCTTTGGGGGCTGTCCGGCTGCCGAGCAGCATTCCCGTAAGCTCTCCCCTGGCATACAGCCACATAGGGATAAAGACGTCCGCAAATATACTTTTGGCGTGTTCCCGCGCCCACTCCAGTATATGCAGCCCGTCGTTGTGGTTGTATATGTTATCAATGGCCTGCTTGTGAAACCATCCAAAATCACTATCAATAAAATCCCCGAAATAATGCCGGCAGAATTTTTCAAAGTTCTCAAAGCGCAGCAGGTATTTTATCCGCTTCTGCTGCTGGTCGTATGTCTCTGCCGGCACAGTGAATTTCGATTCGGAAATCCTGCGCCGCAAAATGAGCCATTGCTCATAAGCATCCTTCTCTTTTTTGGTAAGGATATGGCTATCCATTGACAGACGCTTTTTTACCGGTTACAAATTCATCGCCGAGCGGTAATAGCTTTTTAGCCAGGTCAAGGCTTTTCTTTTCTACAAAGCCGATAAACTCCGTGATCAGCTCCACCTGCTGCGCCCAGGTATGCTCCTTGCCTTTGATGGATGAATAAAGCTTGCTAAGTGCGTCCACATCCCCGCGCTCGATGAGCTTCAGCTCACCGGCCTGCTCCCATTCTTCGGTTTTAAGCTGGAGCACCCGGAGGTTGTAATTGATGAGCTTTTTCAGCCGTGCCTCGTTGGCTTCGTCGGCAGCGGTGTTCTTGGCGCGCTCGCCGTCCCAGTCATATTTCTTTGCCCACTTGCTTATGGTGGTCTCGCTGATCTTCAGGGCTGCAGCGATATGCTTCTGCGTCCATCCGATTTCAAACAGGTCGTAAGCGGCTTGTTTTGGTGTCATAAACAATTTTTGAGTTGGGGAGTTATTGAGTTATTGAGATTGATCCCTGACTCTTATTGTGGTTCAAATTTCAAACATCCAATCCCCAATTTCTAATATCAATTCCTTAGTGTGTTATCATTTTTGCACACTGTGAAATAATCCTGTCAAACTAATAATCAAGCATTTGCACACGGTTTTTTAATGGTTCAATTTTGAACCGTTATGCAACTCAAAAGCTGGTTCACAATTACGGCAGACGCTACCAAAAAGACCGCGAGGATAGATATCAACGGGGTTATTGGAAGTGATACAACCGCTCTTGTTTTCAGGCAGCAGATACAGAAGCTCGCCAAAGACGGAATTACAGCAATTGATCTTTATGTAGATAGTCCGGGCGGTTCAGTTTGGGAAGGCGTCTCCATATCAAATGATATAAAGGCTTTCCCGGGTACTGTTACAGGATATGTTCCATTGCTCGCCGCAAGTATGGGCACCGTTATTCTGATGGCCTGCAAGAAAGTGTACATGCACCCCAAGGCCATGCTCATGATCCACGATCCTTCGCTTTCATTCGACAGTGTGAAAGTAGAGCAGCTGGACGGCATTAAGGATATGATGGTCCACATGAAGGAAACCATGGTCGGGATGTATTGCGAAAAGACCGGTCTTCCTGAAGGGCGCATCGAAACCATAATGAACGCCGAAACCTGGCTCAGCGCTGAAAAAGCAAAAGCCCTTGGCTTCATTGACGGCATTATAGAAAGCATGGATTACAAGGCAGTTGCAAACTACAGCATTGCAGCCTGTGATTTCAAAAACCTGCCTGCCTCCCTCAAATCACAAATCACAAATTTCAAATCACATAATACACGTATGAACAAAGAAATTGCACTCGCCCTGGGGCTTAAAGAAGACGCCTCGGAGCAGGAAATATTAACCGCCCTTTCGGCAGCGCTCAAAAAAGCGCCTGAAGATAAAGGGGCCGGAGCCGCAGCCGCTTCTGCCGGGGGATCTAACGATACCCTCATAAACAGCCTGGTAGCCTTAGGGCGCAAAACCGGCTTTGTCAATGACACAAACGAGGCCACGGTGAAGGCGCTCGCTGCCAAAGATTTTGACAGCACGCTGAAGCTCGTGAGTGAAGCGCCTGCCGCTACGGTTTCCCCTGCCGGTACCACCGGTGGCAAAAAGGAAAGCATTACAGAAGCCATCCAGAACCTGGCAGCCAAAGCCGCAGGCAATGGTGGTACTGATGCCAACCTCATGGCTGGCATTCCGAAAGACCGTGAATCCTGGTCGCACCGCGACTGGGAAAAGAAAGACCCAAAGGGTCTGGCAAAACTCACTGCCGCACATCCGGAAACCAAAAAAGCGCTCTTTGACGCCTGCTACAACAGCTAATCAATAACTCAATAATTCAGCAACTCAATAACTTATGAGCAACGACAATTCACAACAAAATTATACGATTCGGTTCCCTTTCGGGGACGCGGACTCATTTGAACTAACGGCCAGCGGCGTACAGGCGATTGACATTGCAAACAATGCAACCATCATTGATGGCGCTTCTATAGCTGCTACCGGGGACAGGACCATAAACCTGACACTGGATGAATCGCTCCAGGCATTTTCACTCATCCTGGTAAAGATCGCTACCAGCACTGAAAGCAAAACCATTTTTGGTACCGGCTTCTCCGCCCCTCATTTCGCGGGCGTGGTAGGCGAAAGCGCGCAGCTGCTCTTTATATATGACGGCACCAACTTCCTGCCACTCACTGCTGAGCCTTCCGCTTCTGCGGTACCGGTAGTGGCGCTGACAGCAACAGGCGCACAGGCCGTGGAGATCAATGCGCAGATGACGATCATAGATGGTTTAACAACCATCTCCACTGCAACCAGGACAATCAATCTCACGATTGATGACACCGTAAGGAAGGGCGCGAAGATCCAGCTTAAGGTTGGAACCACCGGCACAGAACACAATGTGCACGGAACCGGCTTTGCAGTCCAGCCAGATATTGTTGGCGTGGCAGGAAAAGATTTCGTGCAAACATTCACCTATGATGGCACAGCCTTCTACCCTGATGGCGCGCCTTATCAATTGAATTAATCCATTAAAAGACAACAGTAAACAACAAATTTTCAAAAGACAAATTTCAAATATGAAAATCAATAAGTTCAAATTACTCGCAAACCTCTTCTTGGCGGCGTTCCTGGCTTTTGCCCTGGTACCCTATCTCGGCGAAGCTTTTGCCCTTACTGTCGGGGCGGTATTATTCGCCTCCGGCTTTATTCCGAAGCCAATGCATATTGGCGTCTTAAACCTCCTCGAAACCCAGGTATGGGAAAAAGACATACAGGAAGCTTTATGGCCCGGGAATGAGTTTATGAAATATGCTATTGATAATAGCGAAAATATTGTCGGGGGGAATGTAGTTCACCGTCCTCAAGCAGGCACGATACCCGGTGTTAAAAAGAACAGGAAAGAGTTTCCTGCTAAAATTATAAAGGCCGACGATACCGATGAGACCTATAACATTGACAATTATACATCTGATCCGGTCCTTTTAAGAGGCGCTGAAGAGCAATGGCTTTCTTATGAGAAAAGGTCTTCTATCATGAAGAGGCAGAATAGTGTTTTGAATTATACGATATCGCAAAACTTGCTGTTTAACTGGACGCCAACGCTCGCTTCAAATATTGTGAGAACGAGTGGCGCCGCTGATGCAACTTTATTCAACCTTGGTGATGGCTGCACCGGTACCAGGAAGGCAACTGTGAGAAAAGATCTCGCGAACCTGGCCAAAAAAATGAACAACATGAAAGTCCCTTCGTACGGCAGGTATCTTTTGATGCCTTCTGAAATGTACCTGGAAGTATTTGATGATGACAATCTTGCATTGGCAATGGCAATGGGGAATATGAATATGTTCCCAACCGGCGTGGTAAAGCAATTGTATAATTTCAATATCATTGTCAGGCCTCAAATCGGGCGCTTCACCAATGATGCCACACCTCAGTTGAAAGCCTTAAACGATGATGGCAATCCTACTTTCAATGCAGCTGACAACCTCTATGCCCTGGCATGGCATGAAGAATTTGTTGATCGCGCCGTCGGCGATATCAAAGTGAGAATTGATGAAGAAGGGGCAACCACCTTTGGCTCTGTGCTTTCAGCCGAGCTAAATGCAGGCGGCCAGAAAATGCGCCAAACAATCCAGGTCGGCATGGCTGTCCTGGTACAAGGACAATAATCCTCTTAGTTTTTTCAGGTCATGTTCGCCCGGGAGGGCTGACACTCTCCCGGGCATTTTTTTAAATAAATGAACACTAACCCTTTTATACAGCAAATGATCCATCCAGACCTTGAAACCATTGGCGGCGGCGCTGCCGGACTGGCAACCATCGTGGTAAGAGATGTGCATAACGCTCTTATCAATAGCGCAGACGCGGTGGCCAGCACTGTAATCAGCACCATAGCGGGTTTCATCACGGTCATGCTCCTTAAAAGGCTTTTTAAACCGAATTTAAACAATGACAAAAACGGAAACAACAGCGATACCGGAAGTGGCGCTTAGCCATGCCCGGAAATTTTATGCCGAACATCCCAAAGTCAACAAAGGGATTTGGGGCGCGCCTGACGGCCATCTCTTCTTGAACGAAAGCGCCGGCCTGGGACATTGCAAAACGCACAAGCTCCCCAGGCAAGCCTGGCACATCACCAGGGCAATGGCAGAAGCCGGTACAGATGCAGTGACTGCGTCTCAAGGCGAAGCTGCTCCAGCTGGTGAAGCTCCAAAAAAAATAAAAGCCAAAGCGGTTGACAACGAAACAAATGCGTAAGCCAATTTTCAAATTGTCTCATTTCCAAATTTCCAAATAACTTATGAGCTTATCTAAAGTTACATTCACCAAAGGCCAGGGCGGTGTAGGCGCTCCGCTCCCGGGAGAAGATTTTATCTCCGGGCACGCGCACTACAAGAACCCTACCGTTACATACAGGCTCACCTTCAGCGCCACGCTGGTTGCGAGCAACAGCATAGCGCTTACCATCACCGGCAGCAACGGGCTGAACGTGACGCACAATATCGTCTTCACTACCGATGACGCTACCACGCTCACCGCGATCGCTACCTACCTGCAGGGATTGCTTGCAGGCAAGTTTATCGCCATCACTACCGGCGTGCATTATGTACAGGTAACGATGAACCTCAACCAGAGCGTGACCATTGGGGCGGTGGTTACCCTGGGAGCGAGCCAGCCGACGGCAGCCTGGGCAACGGCAGCGCAAATCACGTTCACTGACAAACAGAGGTTTACCAGCATTTATGATGCTATAAATTACGGGATCACTTCCGCCAATACCGCTACTGCTTCCATATATTATTTTATAGACCGGTTCTTCAAGCGCCAGCCTTCAGGTATCTTTTACCTGTGGATCGGCACAGACCCGGCAGCCGGCGCGGGTACCAACGATTTCACCGAGCTTGTTACCCTTCAAACCTGGGCAGCAGGCAAGTGCAGGCAGATGACGGCATTCTTACCAGTCGCCTTTACCCAGGCAATGGTAACTGCCCTCCAGGGCGTTTATGATTCCCTCAGCGCCGGGAACCAACCCGCGCTCCTGGGACTTGGCGCCGACACGAGCGCCATCACGGACCATACTACATTCCTGGACAATACCACCCTCGACGCGGAAGGCGTGGAAGTGATTATCGGCCAGGACGGTAAGAACGCCGGGGCAGCTCTCGCAGTATCGCTCGGCCATAGCGTTCCGGCTATCGGACAGTGGCTTGGCTCTTATGCCTTCCTGAAGGTAAGCCAGAACATCGGCTGGCGAAGTTATTCGATCGCAGACCCGGACGGAGAAATGAGCGCGCCTGCCCTGGGCGACGGCACCCTCATCTCTACAATTGCAAGCAACACGCTGAGCGATATCCAGGCGAAGGCTTATGTCTTTGCCCTGAATGAGATAGGGCTTACCGGAACTTTCTGGAGCGATGACCCGACCTGTACCAGCGCCACCAGCGATTACAATTGCGGCGAGCGCGTGCGCACCATTGACAAGGCGATCCGGAACGTTCGTGCTTCCATCCTGCCATTGCTCAACGGCCAGGTACCAGTAGATCCTACGAGCGGCAAGCTGGCCTCCACTTTCATAAGCGAGCTCACTGCCATTGCCCAGGCTCCCCTCGACCAGATGCAAAGGGACGGCGAGCTCAGCGGCGCCATCGTGACAATTGATCCGAACCAGGATGTGAATGCAACGAGCACGATCGCTATCACCATCAAGCTGGTAAGTATAGGAATTTCAAGAACATTTAACGTAACCATCGGCTTTGTTTCAAGCCTTTAAAAAGATAAAGAATTATGGCAACAAATAGGTTTCCAATGATTAATGGTATCAACTACAGTTGGGCAAGCGTTATTATACGCCTGCTTAATGTTGATATCAAAGGGGTTTCAAAAATATCATACAAAGACGATCAAGAGATCGAAGGCCAGATGGGCGCAGGGTCAGCCCCTGTCTCGGTATCCTACGGCGATGAAAAAAAGAATGGCTCTATAGAGCTTTTCAAGGAAACTATTGAAGCGCTTGAAGATTTAAGCCCTGATGGGAGAATCCAGAGCATTCCTCCATTTCCCATTATTGTTCAGTTCCTCCGGGCTGATGGCTCATTCCGCAATGTTACATTGCTTATGTGCATTTTAAAGTCGAATGGATTGGATACAAAAACTGGCGACAAAGCGCTGAAGGAGGAGATACCGCTCTTTATCGGCGATATCAAATTCAAGTAAAAAAAGAAACGGCCAGGTTAGGGGGTGCGGAGGTTTTTTAAGTTTTGCCCTCTGCGCCCTTAACGGCTCAAAGCAATAAAGAACAATGACTGAAGAAAAAGAAATTATTAACCCAGGGGCAACTACCGGCCCCAACAGTAAGGAAGGCGCGGAAGCCCCCTCTCCTCATTCTCCTTCTCCTTCAGGAGAGGGCCGGGGTGAGGCAGAGGGGGCAGGGGAAACCACCAAAGAGATTCTCTCTCCTGGTGACCTGAAGATAAAACAATTTGAAGAACGCCGCGAGGCGCTGAGCTCTGCCCGGAAAGGGGAAGACGTGATAGCGGTAATCGTTCCGCTGGACGATCTCGGACTCGATTGGACTGTCTGCTATATCAATAAGCCATCACGCACCACCGTTTCGCTCGCCCTTTCCATGATTGCGGCCAGCCAGCCGCTCCAGGCTTCGGAAATGATCATCCGGGAAGGATGGATAGAAGGGGAACACGGCGCTGAAGACCGCCGCGTGATTGATGAGGATGAGCTGATGTACGCGGCACACCAGACCCTCCAGGGGCTTATCAAGTTCCGGATGGGTATCCTAAAAAAAAATTAGACGCCACAGCCGAAATCCTCGATGGCGAAGGCTGTGGCGAGCTGCATAAAATAGACGCCCTGATCCAGGGTTGGCTTCACCAGGACCCGGGCAAACTGAATGACGACGAATGGGCTATAGCTTTTCAAAAAGCCCTCTGGTTTGAAAAAAGGATGGCCACTATTATTCATGGAACAGGCAGTGAACAATGATCAAATAATCAATAAAAAGCATGATGACACAAGAATTACCCGGAATTACTTTCAAAGAACCATCAAAGAAAGAAAAAATGAGAAGATTCGCCCTTCTGCATCACATGGGCGATTCCCTGGCGCCGGGAAGGCTTCCAGGTGAAGACCAACGCGAATACTCTGAGCGGCGCCGCTTTTCAAAGCACGTCGCCGGTTTCCGCAAATGCACTCCTTTTAAGCATTCCGAATTCTATGATCCAGACTGGAAGCGCAAAACTTCTGCTTACCGCTAACCACTCAATAAATCTACAACTCAGTAACTTAATAAAATGTCCTCCGCCTCCGCTAACGTTACATATACCATCTCCCTGCAGGATCTCGCAAATGATGCGCTGAAGAAACTGGAAGGGCAGGCGGAGCGCGCAGCGGCCAAAACAAAAACGCTCCAGGATCAGGTAGCAAAGCTCCATACACAGATCGCCGCCGGCAAAGGCCCGATAGACACCAGCGCCGATGCACTGATGAGGTACATTGCACATAACCAGAAGTTGGTTGATGGCCCCATAGAAAAATCAAACCGGGCGATCAGGAAAACCAAGCAGGAACTGGAAGGCATGGGCAATGAGCCGCCCCAGGGATTATTCGACCGAATGGGGATGCTGGGCGACCTGGCGAAAAAGGTGACCACCTATGTTGCCGGGATATTTGTGATAGACCGTGCCGCCACTTACCTCCACGAGCTTAGGGGCGTGGCTGTTGAATATGAGCGAATAGAAAATTTGCTGAGCCAAAACCTTGGAAGCCAGAAAGCCGCCGGGGACGCTATAGAGTTTATAAGCAAAAGGAGCAATGACCTGGGTGTATCTACTGAATCATCATTAGACGGTTTCACCAAGATGAGCCAGGTGCTTCATGGAATGGTAGGCTCTGAGGGCCAGAAAAAAATATTTGAAGATTGGATGAAGGTAGCTGCCGCAGGCAATCTTTCCAAAGAAAAATTTGGAGAGCTAAACGAAGCATTCTCCACTTTATTTACGAAGGGTCAGGAAGGGCCGCGGCAGATGATAACCCTGCTTAGGGAAGTTCCGATCCTCGCCCAGGCAGCCAGGGAAACGATGCACATCAAAGGCAATCCCGAGATGGGAAACCGCATATTGTTCGAGGAGCTGCAAATGGGAAAATTTAATGCCGTAACTGAAATGCCAAAGATACTTGCCCTGGCAGCAAAAGAAAATGCAGGCGCCATTGAGCAATATTCTGCCAGCGCCCAGGCCGGGTTTATCAGGCAGGCCAACAGTATGCATGAACTGAACATCACCATGAGCCAGGTATTATTGCCCGCATATAAAGCTTTAGCCGTAGGGGTTACATTTCTTGTGGACGCCCTGAGGGACTCCATAAAATGGCTGGAAAAATATCAATGGATTGTCAAGACTACAGGAATAGTCATTGCAGGGGTAGCGCTTTCCATGGCTTATCTAAAAGTGCAAACCTATCTGGCCAGCGCTGCCTCTTTGTTTCACATGCTCTCGCTGGTAAGCGAGACAGCCACAACCTGGGAACTTGTCGCCGCGCTTAACGCTGCTGCATTTTCCTCAATCGCATTGAACTCGGCCTTGTATTTTACATTGGGGATAGGGGCCATATACCTGCTTTACCAGTATATGGAAAAGCTTGAACACTCCACCGGAAGAATAAGGGCCAATTGGGAAGCTATAAAAAACGAAGTTCAGGATATCATGAATGGCCCCTTGCGGATGCTTAAAGGTGTCGTAACGCAAGATTTTTCGGTTTTTAAAGGTGGCGCCACAGAAACTGCGAATGCGATTGACGGATTCAGTGCCGATAATGCATACAAGCGGTCATTACTTGAACATCCTGATATCATACCCAAAGCGCCTGTCAGCGCCGGCGATGCCGGTAGCGGATCAGGAAATAAAGGTGGCCGCGGTGATATTCATATTCATGGCCCTATCATGCCCAATGCTACTTTCATCTCAAACGACGGCAAGCTGCCGGACGATTTCCAGGATAAAGTTAACGATGCATTTTTAGCCACTATAGGCGATTCAAGTTTTAGAGGGAGCGGAAGCAGGTAATGGATGTATTCAAAGGCATAAAACTTATCAATTTCGGGACCGCCGTAGAGGTGAAGAATATCCTTGCCTATTATGGCGAGCATTTCGAGAATGCGCCGGACAAGCTGAAATCCACTTCAGACAAGGATTTCTCTGCGCCACAGGCATTAAAGAACCCAGCTGCGCCTGCTTTCCAGTTACAGCCCTTCCAGGATACCCGCACTGATCCCGGTTCCGTATCCACTTATGGCCATCCGGTCATGAGCCTGATCGGGACGCCGGTGCTTAGCAATTTCAACCTGGAATATAACGGGCAGAAGCTAAGCTATGCCATTAATGCCGTGCTGTTTACCGTAAGACAGGCGCGGAATATTGTAAAAACCCCTGTCCCTGGCCGCGACGGAACGGTAAAGCAGTTCATCTGCGAAGGGGACTGGCGTATCAATGCCAAGCTCGTGATCTCCGATATCAACCGCGTATTTCCCTATAACCTCTCGAGGCAGATCGCACAATTTGTGGCGATTAAAGATGATATAAATATTCATAGCTGGTTCCTCAACGACATCTTCAATATCCGCCAGGTAGTTATTGACGACAAAACATTCGAGCAGCACCAGGGCAAAGGGAATACGTGCTTCATGAACTTCGACTTTTTAAGCGACACACCTGAAAACCTTGATTAAAATGTTAACCCTTTCTGCAAATATCACCGTCGGCACCTATACCTTTAAAAGGGTTGTGGAAGTGCAGGTTAATGATAGCTATGAGACGCTTACCAATAAAGCTACGATCAAAATACCGCACAAGCTGCAGTTCGGTTCAAAGACCATTACTAAAGGAGGCCAGACATTTACCCAACCTGCTGTGAAGATTGATAACGGCGACAGCATTTTCCATATTGGCGATGCGGTAAGCATTGCCGTAGGGTATAACAGCAACAATACCAAAATATTTACAGGCTTTGTAACTTCAATCTCTTCCGGGATCCCGATCGTGATCACAGCTGAAGACGAGAGCTGGCTGCTGAAAAAGATTATTGTTGGGGGAAATTTCGGTATCGCGCAGACGGAGCCGCTGGCTGATTTTTTAAAGCAATACCTGCCTGCTACTATTCCTTTTTCCATTGACACACGCCTGGCCGATTTCCAGATCTCATACAAGTCGAAAGCGAATAACCTGGTAGAGATCCTCCGCCAGATGAAAGATGAAACCGGGGTCGTTTCTTACATGCAGGGCGGTACCTTGTACTGTACTATGCCGCGTTTGGTGGAGCAGAATGCTGTACCGGCAAACCTCAAAGTCTTCACATTTGGCAGGAATATTATTTTGGACGACCTTTTTTATTATAACAAAACCGATTACCTAGTCAGGATCAAGGCTGTGAACCGGTGGTTTAACGGTATTGAGTACCAGCTCGGCACCCCCGACTGGGTGACCATAGATGAAGACGGCCAGGACCCGCAAGACGGTTACTTTGTCGGCGATGCAGACGGGGTTATCGTTCCAGTTGATTTTGTAAATATCCAGGACAAGGCAACACTGGTGAACCTGGCCAATCTTGCGCTTCAGGCTTTTAAATATACCGGGTACCGCGGGAGCTTCAAGACCTTCGGCCAGCCTACCATAAAATCAGGCGACTTTATAAAAATAGAAAACCTGCTCCGGAACGACCGGCCTACCGGCACGTACCTGGTACGGGAGGTAAAATACCCCTGGGGGATGCAGGGATTTTTCCAGGATATTGATTTGGATATTTTAGTGGCAAATGGATAAGGTACAGGACATAAGAAACGCTGTAAAAAAACTCGCTTCAGACGGGGAGGAGTTCTACGGCATTCCGGGTACCGTGAAAGATGTGGATGATGCCAGCCGCACCTGCACCGTGGCGCCGCTCGACTACCCGGGCGCTGTGCTGAAGAAAGTAAGGATTGCCGGTGCGAGCACAGGAGTGTACCTGAAGCCAACAGTTGGCAGCCAGGTAGTAGTAGTGCCTATTAACCGCTATACCGGTGTCATTGTGATGTGGAGTGCGCTGGATAGTATTGCCATTGACAACAACCAGATAGCTTTCAATGGAGGCAACAACGGAGGTCTCATCAATATCGAAGCGCTGGTAACAAAAATAAACGCCATTGAAACCGCTTTAAATAATCTCGTGTCAGAATACAACGCTCACGTGCATTCAGGAGGTACTATCAGCGGTTCCACGGGTACTCCCGTTGTTCCTTCCACCATTGATATATCTCCGGAGACGGCTCGTGCAGACATTGAAGATACAGCTATAACGCATTAAAAATCATGCCTAATATAGACTTGCAATACGACACCGATTATGATATCCTCTTCGATGAGGAAGCGGAAGATCTCGCCATTGGCCCTGCCGACCAGGACAATATCCAGGACATCCTTGAGATCATCCCGGGAGAGCTGCGTTATGCGCCTACTGTTGGCTGCGCTATCATCACCAGGCTCAACGGAACTATAGAACAGTCCGATATCGCGGGGATCAACAGTCAGCTCGCAACAGACGGCTATAAAAATGTGACCATACAATATGCCAATGGGCAATTATCAATAATCAATAACTCTCCAACTCAATAACTTGACCTTTTATCAGGTAGAAATAGCGCCCAATCAGACACTCCTCGATGTAGCTATGGCCGAGTATGGCAACCAGGGAGGGATCATGCTGTTGGAGGAAGACAACGCTTCACTCCTGGGCAACAGCCTTACGCATACACTTACGCCGGGGCAGACATTGAACGTGCGCACCGGCGAAGATCCCGCATATCCTATACCGGTATGGCCCGTGGCGCTGCCGCAGCCTCCCGGGAAGATGTATAACCTGCGCGTGAGCGGCGAAGTGGATATTACCAATACAGACGCGAGCTGGAGCGCCGAAGTACAGGACGGCTATGTGGTACCGGATTCCAGGGTAACTGATGGCGACGGCGTGCTGCACAACGTGCCGGCGACCCGTCCCTTTGCCTGCAAGACGCTTACAGAATTGACCAATAACCTGATTCAGATTAAAATTTTAAACAACACTTTATACCGTTAATTTATGTCAAAAAACATAACCCCCGTATTCACCACCGGTATCTCCATGACCGGTACAACCTTCGCCAACGCTGACGGCGCAGGCGATGTTACTGGAACTAACTCCAAGAGCGTATGTGCGGCAGCGGCCAATGATAGCCGGATATACAAGGTCTGTATCACCAGCAACGACACAAGCGCCAGGGACATGCTTTTCTATTTATACAACGGCACTACCAAATTCCTGATTGGAGCCATATCGGTGCCCGCAGGATCTGGCATGAGCTCCGCAGCTATATCGGTCAGCTTCCTCGCCGGGCTTACACTGTATGTGCGGCAGGACCAGAATGGGAATTATTTCATCAACCTGCCTACAGGTTGGAGCCTTTACGCCGCTGCCGGTGCAGCAGTAACTGCGGGCAAGCTGATCACGGTGGTATGCTCAACAGAGGACTTCTAACAATGACTCAACAACTCAACAACTCAATAACTTAGCAATGGACGGAATGAACCCCATATATCGCGCCGGTTTTATCGGCGCCCTCAGGTCGGCACCCCCATTGGTTATTAATTTACTTAATACCCTACTGCCTGTTGCAGCCAGGAACCAGCTGAACATGTTAAACGTGCTCAAGACAGGGGCGACTACTTCATTTGCAACTGGCGATGATTTTAGCAAAAATCACGGGCGCGGGAGCACTTTCACACAGCTGCTCCTTAAAAACAAGTTCGGTAACTTTTTCCGGTTCACCGATGAAAACGGCAACCAGGCATATCCAAGCAATTATGTGATAGACCACGGCACCGGCCTCGGTTGGTGCAAGACGCTTCAAACAGCGGCGGCCTGGGCTACGGCGGTTGGTAAATATGCCACGTTCAGCCTTGCAGTAGGCCCTGTTACTTATAGAGACTTTTTCTTGCCTAACCTATCTGAGCAGCTTTCGATCTGCACAGTAGGCAATGGCGATATGATTAACTACCAACCCTTTTTTATAACCCTGGGGGGCGGCTCAACATTATGGACATCTACTTCCAGGAATACCACTTCTGCCCCGGCGCTTCAGCAGGAGTATCAGATAACCAATGGGGCAAAGACGAACTCAAACCCTTACTTAATGGCACGCAAACATTTTTGATCATAAAACTCAATAACTCTACAACTCAATAACTTCTAATGATGTACAAGACAATAGGCACGATCGAATTTTTTGCAGACCTCACGCTCATCAATGCCACCTGGGAAATCACGGATATAAACTTCAGCTTAAAGAAGAATGAAGTATCCGTGGTGGTAGATATCTACGACAACGGGGGCATTAAGCCCAATACCCGGAGCTATACTTTTTCATCCATGACTCCATACAGTGTTGCGGACGCGACAAATGCAATTCTCGGCCTTGACTGCTTCAAAAACTCAATAACTATCTAACTCAATAACTTCCCCATGTCCCAGACAACAGACGAAATTTTCAACGACCTGCAAACTGATGCCAACGGGCGCGCTTCCCTGGCCCCGATCGTAAACGGCTCCGCCACCGGCAGGCTGAAAATGATATGGCAGGGAGTGGCTTTTATTTATGTCACTCTTCAGCAAATGTGGGACGCGCTCATTCTACAGATGAACGGCATAGCCGCCAAATCTTTCAGTACCACTCCGGGTTGGTACAAGCAGCAATGTCTCAATTTCCAATATGGAGATACGGTTACGGTTATCAACGGGATACCGGCCTATGCCACTATTGATGCAACAAAACAAATAATAGCCTACGCGTCGGTGCCTGAAAACCTCATCACAGGGACTATAGGCATAAAGGTGGCCAAGAACATAAGCGGTGTGATTACGCCGCTGGCCACGGCGGAAATGACGGCCTTTACATCTTATATCAATGCCATCCAGGGCGCTGGCGACCGCATTACGATCGCAAGCCTGAATGCAGATACCATCAGGATCCGCGGCAAGATATGGTACAATGGGCAGCTCGCATTGGCAACTGTCCAGGCGAACGTGCTGGCAGCCATACAGGCTTATCTCGCGAACATTAGGTTTGACGGTGTAGTAGAGCAGATAAAGCTCGAAGACGCTATCGAGGCGGCGGTAGGCGTCAATGACTTGGGGCTGACATTTTCAGGGTTTAATGGCAGCAACTCCGATCTCGCCTGGGTTGGCATTTACCCAACAGTAGCTGGCTATGCCGCGATAGACACCAGCACAGGCAATACGATAGCAGATAATATAACCTGGATAGCGCAATAAAAGAAAATGATTCTCGCAGATTTCAACCAGCTCATATCCGACTGGCTCAGGCCGAAGCTCCGCACACCGAAGCGGCTCGACCTGTACCGCAACCTTATTTCGCCACTGGTTACATTATATAGTACGTATGCGGCTACAGGGGCTGCAACCATCCAGGCGATGCAGTACACCTGCCAGACGGCCAGTATGGAGGCCATGCTGAATGATTATATGGATAATACCCTGAGGCGGATATGGATTGAAAACGTGGTGAACGAAGTGCCCGAGCTATACCTCTACCGCGACAGCGATGTCGAGCCGGCAACCTTTCTATACCGCGATGCCGACGCCCATACGCCGCAACTGTTCATTTACCGCGATGCGGATTTTACAAACCAATATGACTTTATCGTGCATTACCCTGCCGCCCTCGACCAGCTACAAATACAGAGCTTCACTATGAAATATAAAAAAGCCGGCAAAAGACCCGGCTATCTCTCTTTCTAACACTCAACAACTCAAAACTCAATAACTTCTTAAAGATATGGACAAATTAGAAATCATGCAACCCGTTGGCTTCCCGCTCAGGCAGGACCGGATTGAATTTATGCAGACCGCGCTACGCAACGGGATAATCATGCTGGGCAAAGCGATTAATTCCGGCGCTCCGGCAAACGCTTATATAGTGTCTGGTTGCGTGTTCAGCATTAGTGGTGGCACATACTCCGTTACGGCTGGCATTATGGTATTTAACGGTGAACCATGCGCTGTACCGGCGCACTCCGGAAGCACCAACACAAACTACTATTGGTATATAGATGAGGAGAATGCTAACACGGCGCAAACCTTTGCAGACGCCAGCTCTCAATATCCCGATCATACTCGCCAGGCTAAGATTGGAGCCAGCGCTTCAGGAAGCACTTATACGACCAACACCGGCAGCGGCTTGTGGATACCAACAGCAAATGTCCCCGGTCTAACACCTGCCTGGATTGATATGTCACCCTTAAATGGATGGACTACAAACGTTGTCGGCTATTATCATGCAGCATACAGGATATTCCCTGAAAGTGGCAGGGTAGAACTTAGGGGTGCGATTGAGAACCCCCTTACCCCGGCAACGGCTGATACATTTTTCACGCTTCCTTCAGCGCCAGCGAAAGCTATAGCATTTTTGGCAAGGCTTTTTTCGCCTTCAAATGGCACAAGCCAGATTGATATAGATACCTCCGGCAATATTAAAGCGGACCACACGCTTGCGGCAGGGACTTTTATTAGTCTTGAAGGGCTTTACTTTTACTTAAGTTAATACGACACACACCATGCTAAAAGGAATAGACGTATCACGATACCAGGGCGTTGATTATAACCTTCGGGAGGCCGGGCTGGCTTTCGCTTTCATCAAAGCAAGCGAAGGCTTGTTTCAAGACCCGCAGCTCCAGCGCCACGCCAGCGAAGTTGGCAGCACTTATCTCTTCAGGGGTTTCTATCATTTCTATCGAGACAATTTCGATCCGGAAAGGCAGGCCCTTTATTTCTGGCAGAAAATCCAGCCTTATTTGGATGTCTTTTCATTGCCTCCGGTACTCGACCTGGAAGACCCGAACGTGAAACGCGATCCCGTTACTTTCGGTGCGCGCGTCATGGCATTCCTCCGTAAGCTTGAGGCGCTGTCGGGCTACAGGCCAATAGTATATACAAATAAGAACTTCATAACGCAACGGCTTGGAGGTTCGCATTTTCTGGCATTATATAAACTCTGGGATGCCTGCTATGAAAAGAACCCGGCCACGCCTTACTGCGGATGGCCAGCGCCTTCCTTCTGGCAATTCACCGATCACAGCGCCGTAACAGGTGAGGCTGCTCCGCTGGATGGAGATCTTTTTATGGGCACACCGGCACAGCTGATGGCCCTCACCAAAGCAGCAGTATGCAAGGGCAATCTTGATCCGGAAACCTGGGCGCAGCGCAATAATATCAAAATCTTTTAAACACAATTATATGAACAAATTATTTATCGGAATCATCATCGGCATAGCGATAGCAGCTATTATTGTCGCCTTTGTGCTATTGGTCAAAGACAGGCCATTTTACAAGCTGTTTGTCGCACGGCTTAAAAGCAAATCACCTGATTTCTTCAAGACAATCCGGAGGTTCTGCGTGAAGCTCGGGGGCGCTTGCACTATCATTCTTTGTACGCATACTTGGATAGCCGCTACCGGGTTTATTATACCACAGGTTGTTATCAATATCCTCGGCTATGTTATATGCGGCTGCGCTGTGGCAGGAGGCACAACCTTTCTCACCACAAAGGATCATGACCTGTTAGAATCGGCTGTCCCGACAATGGACGGGGCAGTTGGGCAGGGAATGGCAGGGACAGATTTTCCAGAAATGGGAGGGGTAAATGGAAACACTTAAAATACTCGGCTGGCCGCTGGCATTCATTATAGCTGCTTTATTTCTTATTCCGAATAAATGCAATCACACGGGCGTTGCAGGTAACACAGTTATCCATGATACTGTTACCATACCCGGTGATAAAAAGCTTGTCACGGCCCAGGACACACACCAATTAAAACCGGTAAAAGAATATGTGCCTCACTGGCTCTACGATACCATTCATGATACAGTTCCTGGCAGGATTGATACTGCTTTAATTATCAGGAATTACTTCACATCCTATATCCTTTCAGATACCTTCCGGAAAGACCAGGTGCTCGGCGTGATATGGGATAGCCTTTCACAGAACCGGATATTCCGGCGTATCGTGATGGTACAGAATCTAAGGCCGATCCAGGTTGCTCAGACTATTGTCCAGCCACAACCGGCGATCAGGCTTTATGCAGGGTTCCGGATCGGCGCTTCAACACCTTTTAAACCTATCGTGGAGGCAAATCTCATACTGGCCACCAAGAGGGATCAGCTCCTGCAGCTCGGGTACGATCCTATTAATAAAAGTTACCTCTTGGGTATGGCATGGAAGCTGCATTTTTAAATTCGGTTTTAAGCTGAATTTAAACTGATTTTAAACCACGGGTGCCCGGGCTCAAATGCCGGGCGCTCGTATTTTATACCGCTAACCAATTAACCCAATTATATGAAACTAAAAACCCCTATCACCTACTATGGTGGTAAACAGACCCTTTCCACAAGGATCAACCAGATCACGCCTCCTCATAAGCTTTATTGTGAGCCTTTCTTTGGCGGTGGCGCCATTTTCTTTTCCAAAGAGCCTTCAGACTGCGAAGTGATCAACGATCTGCGCCAGGATGTGGTGAACTTCTATCGTATCTGTAGTACGGAGTTCAGCGCCTTGCGCACATTAATCGTTGGCACAGCTAATTGCAGGGCTATTCACCGTGAGGCTCAATACGTGCTGCGCAACCCTGAGCTATTCTCCAGTCTCAAACGTGCCTGGGCATTCTGGGTGCAAACGAACATGAGCTTCGCATCTGTGATGTTCGGAGGATGGGCATTTGAGAGAAAAACCCACGAAACAGCACTTAGGCTGATGAATAAGCGTGCAGCATTCACAAAGCAACTGTACAACCGGTTGCAGAAAGTCCAGATTGAAAATGATGACGCGGTGGCTGTGATCAGGCGTTTTGATAGCTCAGATGCGTTCTTCTATTGCGATCCGCCATACTACAATGCCAACATGGGACACTATCGCGGCTATAGTTTAAACGACTTTAAACAGCTATTAGAGACGCTGTCAGCTATCAAAGGCAAGTTTTTGTTGAGCAGCTATCCGTCCGATATCCTGGAAGAGTTTAAGGCTAAACACGGCTGGCACCAGCGCCAGATAGTAAAAGGATTAGCCGTTGGCCCTAAGTGCGGCCAGCTCAAAACAGAAGTGCTCACAGCCAACTACGAGATATAA